TACCGACGATATATATGCCGATTCCTGGGCTGTGTGCCAATTCGAATCCTTCTTCACCGGTCAATGCGATTTCGTCTTTTGTTGTGCCGCTTGTGCCACGTGCATATCCGGCCGGTTTCCATTGTGGAATATTGATTTTTCCAAGACCGATTTTATCGAAAATTTTATTAAAAAAGCCGGTAATGCTGTTTATTACATGTGCAAAGCTGGCCCGGAATTTATCATACTTACTTAATACTTTTCCAGTTTCCCAATCGACTGCGTCCCTGTGTCCTTCCGCTTGTTTCTTGGCTGCGTCGACGGTTTCTCTTTGCTGTGTTTTGGCGTGTGCGATTACGGCGTCACGCTGGTCTTTTGCGTGCTGAATGCTTTGGTCCTTTTGCCGCTTTGCGTTTTTCACTATGTCTTCGTATTCCTTTTTAGAAATCGATCCATTCACATAATACTGCTCGTCAGCCCAATTTTTTGTTCCTTTGTATTTCTTTTCTGCCTGGTCAACTGCTTCTTTATACTCATTTTTTGCGTGTTTGATTGTTTGCTCTTCTTGCTTTTTGGCATTTGCGACGATTTTTGCGGCTTGTTGTGCGCTAAGTTTCCCGGCATGATCTCTCAATTTGCCCAGAATTTCTGTTTGCTCTTTCGCAGATTTTGAAACGCTTTTTGCGGCATATGTGTTCATTTTGTTTTGCAGTTTGTTCACCTTTTCCTGCTCTTCTTCCGTCAGGCTTCGGTGGTGTTTGGCTGCATTTTCGTATATGTCTTTTATTTCGTTTGTGATCTTTTGAACCTGTTTTTTGTTTTGATTGTTGGCTTTTGTGGTCTTTTTCAGAATGTCGTTATATTCATCTTTGTTTAGACCATCTAAATATTTAAGGTTCTTCTTTGCGCTCTTTGTTGCGTCGTCGAAATGCTTTGTGATCTGCTTCGCCATTTGTTCATAAGGCTTTACCAGGTCGGAAACGTCTTGCTTTCCGATCTTTTTACCTGTTATAACCAGTTCCTCTAGCTTGTTTTGTGCTTTATCGACTAGCTTTGTATAACTGTCGATTGCTTTCTGATCCGATTTGCTGACGCTCGAATCCCATTTGATTTTCAAATCCAATGGGTTTGCAAAAAATTCTTTTACCTTGTTCATGGCGTGGGTAAAATTGCCCTTTAAATCGTCGCCCAGGTCATTCATGCTTTCACGGAATGGTTTTATATATTTATAGGCATAATAAAAGCCGGTTCCTACGGCTGCAATCGCCGTTATGATCCATCCAATTGGGTTGCTTAATCCAAATATCGCAGCGCCGGTATCGCCAAAAGCCCCGGCTAAAAAGCGCATATTTTTTACGGCCCCGAGCGCTTGTCCGCCAAATTTTAGAATGCCGCTTCCTGCTTTTAAAATTTCCGGGATAAAGTTGGCTGCTATGCCAGCAATCATGCCCCATTTGCCGCCGAATGCGATTAATCCTGCGCCTGCAATGTTCAAAACGCCTCGGAATTTATTCAGCGAAGTTCCGGCTCTACTTGTTGCGGACCCTGCTGCTGCTGCTTTTTCGGATGCCGCCACTTCCGCGTCGCCCATTGCCGTTGCTGCTGATGCCGTCAGCGCATAATCCCGGCGTAAATTACCCAGGCCGCCCCTTAATGTGTTTATCACTTCGACTACGCTGGCCACCTTTTTGATGGTCCAAATTTCCGCCGTCAAAATTCCAAATGCCTTCGCAAATCCCAGTACCATGTCTTTGTTATCTTTCACAAACTCAATCATATCTGTTAATTTGCTTACGACTGCTGCAACTTTTTCACCCATATTGGTGAAAAATTCATCGGCTTTGCTACTTGCCAACCAATCTTCTAAATCCTTGAATCCGCTCTTTTTTAGATTAAAAATTGGCTGTACAAATTTCCCGGCCAATCGGCTCCAATTTGATTCTATGGACCTCCACAATCCTTGGGTTGTACTGTTTGCATTTTCTGTTGCATCTGAATACTTGTGCGACATTTCAATTAATGTATCCTCTACTGTTTTTGCCGAAAGTTTGCCCTCACTTGCCAATTTCCGCAACTCGCCCATGCTCTTCCCAGTCGTTTCCTGCAGGGCTTCGCCAAATGCCGGGAATGCGTTGGTCATTATGTTTAAATCTCCGGTGTAGGCTTTTCCGGTTGCCATCATTTGCGAAAATTGCTCTGTTACGCCGAGCAGTCGTTCGTTTGAAAGGCCCATGGCATCACCTAATGTTGTAAATGCCTTTGTCATGGTTTCTGTTTCGGATGCGCTTGATTTTATGTGGTAAATTTTTTGTTCCATTTCGTCCAGTGTTTCCGTTGCATAGCCGGTCTGTCTTTGAAATTTGTTTACCATGTCTACCATTTGTTTCCCAAGCGTCGCGCTTCCTGTCAGTGTTTTCCAGGTTGCCAACATTTTATCTTGCGTTGCGTTGTATTCAATCCCGGCTTCTATCATGCTTTTAAATCCTTCTTTTGCATGTTCAAGAGCCCCGGTTACAATGTTCGCAGCAAACGTACCGGCAAATGCTCCTTTGAAAACAGAAACATGCTGCGCGGCTTCGTCGGCTTCTTTGTCCACGGTATCAAACGCTTTTTTTATGCTACTGATGGTGTCTTTATCAATTTCCAATTTAAAATTAAATGGATTGTCGGCTTTATTTTTTATGTTCCGCTCCACCTGCGCCGCTTTTTTGGTGGCATCGTCTTTTACATCAATTTTTTGCTCGATTTTTTTATCGAATTCGTCTTTTATGTCGTTTTCTACTTTTTTTGCCTTTGTGGTGGCATTGTCTCGTACTTCGACTTTTTGTTCTATTTTTTCGTTGAATGCTTTTTCAAGATTACTTCTGGCCTTTTCCGCTTCTTGCACCATTTTTTTGGCATTGCTGGCAAAATTTTTGTCCATGTTATTGCCGGCCTTTTCGCCTAAATGCTGCAGCAGCCGTTCTATAATGTCGACGTCGGATTTTACTTTTGTATCGTCTAGCACTACGTCTATTACAACTTTCCCATCGCTCATTTTTCTATTTCACCCCCTTCATTTCTTGTTTTGCTGTGCGCTTTTTACTAGTCGTTCAAACATATCGTCCATTGCTTTTTCCTGCAATGATACAGATGCTTCTTTATCTAGTGCATAAAGGTCTTTTAATTCAATTAGTCGGTTGCGCTCGGCAATTTCTGCCGGGCTGTTACCGGTTGGCAAATCTGCGGCCCGGATCCCGATTATTTGATTAATTTTCGTTTCGGATCTCATACCGTTAAAAAGTGCAATAAATTTTTCCCACCGTAGCTTTCCCTGCTGCTCTATTAGGTCAATCCCATATTCTTGCATGAATGATGCAAAGATATAATCTGCATCTTTTTCAAAGCTCAAATACTCTTTTGTATTGTTTGAATCGTCGTTTTCTCCGGTTTCTTCATCACCTTGGATATATTCTGAAATGGCCTTTACGGTTGCAATTTTTGTGTCTATGTCTACGTCTGGACAATCAATGACAAACATCATGTATGCAAAATTTATTTTTCCAATTTCGTTTACTTCGTCGTCATTCATCAAATCGTACCACCGCAAAACATTGTCAAAAGATAAATCTAGTTGATATCTTTTTCCNTTTATTTCTATTTCGCTTTCTAACGGCTGTTTTAGGCTCAACATGGTTATCTATCGCCTTTGAATGTTTTTATTCTTGATGTATTTCTTGGCCGTGGTCTCTCCTTTCGTTTCAATTCCCGCCATGTGTTTTAAAATCTCGTTCCATACTGCATCAAATACTTTTTTCATGTTTGGCGTACTTTCTCCACAAATCTCGTAAATTTCGGCCCCGGATCCTTCGCCAAAGGTTTCATCAAAAAATTCTTGGTAGGATTCCGCCCGGACTGGCAATGCTTCAATAACGGCCTGTGCTACTTTTCCAAAATCTCGTTCATTCTCAATGTCTGGAAATTTTTCTTCAAAATCCTTATCCAATTTGTCTATTTCCTTGCCAATCTCGAAATAATGGCGCAACGTGTCATCCGAAAAGTTGGCGGTGAATGTTTTATCTTTTATTCTGAAATCTTTTTTTGTTTCGTTTAGGTCAATTTTAATCATGATTATTTCTCCCCTTTATGCTCCTTTATGCTAAAAAATAGGATGGCGAAATATCGCCATCCATGGTGTTATTCATTAAGCCCCTGTCGTTTCTGTTGTTCCGCTGCCTGTTGGCGCGGTTACTATTGGCAGGCCATTAATGTTTGCCGTGAACGAAAATGTTTGTTTTGCGTTTGCATTACCACCTGATGTGGTGATTGCGCTCATCGTAATTTGCGCCACTAAAACTGTGCCGTCTGATTTGGTCCAGCGAAGTAATGTTTTTACGTCGTCGCCGATTGCGAATTCTTTGCTTGCAACGTAATCCTGGGCTGCATCCCCTTCTACGCGGTTGCCGCTGAATGCGATTGAAAAGTTTTTCCCGGTGACATCTGTGTTGGCAAAGCCATCGCCATCGTAATAGGCCGTATTGTCCGTAGTGTCACCCGGTGATGGTGTTACACTTGAAATTCCGGCGGCCAATGGTTCAAAAGTTGCGCCGTCGATTTGGTTCGGATCCAGGTTGCCTTTGGTATCAATCTCGAACTTGTTCTTATAGTTCAGATTAAAAGCCATTTAGATCACTCCTTCAATAAAAGTTCAGCTTCGAAATTTGAGACATATAAAAAACCGTGAGTGTCGGCCTGCACCAAATTCGGCACGCTTCGCACCACGGCATTAATAAACTCAAATGTTCCATTTTTGCTTTGGATATCTCCGCTTTTTAGCCCATCTATGAACCTATTGATACTGAATAATGTGTTTAAAACTTGTAGCTGGTCAGGGCTGCGAGCACTAATTTGAAAAGCGTACATCCTGTCACGGCCACCATCCATGTATCTTGTTTCCTCGCCAATCGGTGTTAACATGAAGGCGATACCACTGCCTGTGCCGTCCTCGTTGATCCTGATGATTGGAACATCGATAGGTGCAAACAGATTGCAATTTGCTTCAATTGCGTCAATCATACAGTCCTGAAAATCGAGTTCGTTTGCGTTATTCTCTGTCAAGTCCCCGTTTCACTCCTTCCTGTGCAACGGTTCTCCATTGACTACCACGTGTTGCCTTTGCTTCTTCAAACCACAAGCCACGAGCATGCGGGTTTTTGTCTTTAGAAAAATTGTATTCTGGATGGTAATAAAGTCGTCGCGCATAGGGCGTATCCCAAACAATTTCACCACGCTGCAAATCCGATGCCTGAAAAGATGACCGTTCCAACGTGCCTTGATCTTTTGGGATATAGTAATTACAATCTTTCCGCACTTGTTCGCTTGTGACGTATAGCCCGTATGCTATCGCTTTATCGATTTTTTTAGGGATATTCCCGATATCGACTTGTACGCTAATCATTCTGTTCACATCCCGTTCAGTTCGCACTCATAATGATGGACTTCATTTCCGGCCAGTAGCTCATTCGCGTTACTGATGATGTAATCCTTGCCGTCATACGTCACCTTGTCTTTTTCTTTCGGGACAATTTTCAAATCCTGTTCTATGCCATTCACGACTTGATTTGACGTGTTTACATCGATATACAGCATAGATATAAAGTCGATTGTTTCAGCGTTGGCTCCGAATTTTAGCTGAGACTTTGGCACAACACGAACATGTGTGATCGTGACCGGATCCGCGTATGAATCACCATATCGGCTGCTACCTGTGTAAGAATGTAGCTGTACGGTGTGCGGCATCATAATAGGTGGAATCGGTCTAATAAAGATAGTAATCACCCCTGAACGGTCCCACAAAGGGAATAAACGACGTTTCACGCACGTCCACGCCGTTGTACATCAGCCCTGTTTGCGCAAGATATTCCATTGCAACATCGGACCGCAATAAGTTTTTCTTATTGTCCTTCTGCGGATTCGTAAAGCTAAACCCGCCGATTGATGCACTTTGTACCGTCTGCATGCCCGCTTCCGTGTGGCTGCCTAGTTCATAAAAATACTCCATCTGCGCGGATATTGCCATTTTTACAAGCCATTGAATCCGCGGAACGAACTTTGCGAAATCCTTTTCGCTCAGGCGGAAAAAGGTTGCTTGGTCGATCGCACGTTCCGCCGCGTTTGCTATCTGCTCAAATTTATCGTCTTGGATTGGCGTACCGCCGTATTCGTTCGTGTAAAAGTCCTTGTCGATGTATTTCATCGTCATTCACTCTTTTTGGACTTTGAGCCCTTTTGATTTGCTTCCAATTCTGCAATACGGTCCAGTAGCTTGTTGTATTCAGCAAGTGATACCATGCGTCCGCCGGTCGCCCGCTTAATGATATTTCCTGCTTCATCTATTTGGTCATAACCTTGCTGTAGAAATCTATCCAGCCGTGTATCTGGCACGTTTAGGACTCGATTCCCTTTTCTCACTTTCACTTCAGCCATTGCTAAACCTCCTTTACAGTAAAAGANGAGCCATTAAGCCCCTCTTATTAATATCATGCCTGTTGTGTTTGTGCTGGCGTGACGGCAAATTTAACGCCCGGCGCTTTTTGCTCCAAGATGAATACATCCCAGTAAGCACGTTCGTAGTACAGGTATTTGCCGCCTGTTACTGCGCTCGGCTCACTCAAGCTTACGAATTCATATTTCATCGGCGTGATGACCGATAACGGATGCACCAAAATCATATTAATTTGCAGGGCCGACGAATCCGCAACCGCGCCATCCGTGAAGTTGTAAACAGTTTTCATCCGGGAAGACGGAACCGTTACAATTTTAACTTCATCCAAACTACGAACATTACGGTTAACAGCACCGGAACCATCCGTAACCTGCGTAAAACGTGTAATTTTTTCTGCATTTTTAAGCAGTTTGCTAATAGTAGGCGTTACATACAGAATACGCCCGTTTTGTGGTACTTCTGCTTCGTCCATTTCATACATCAGTTCATCATACATTTGCAAAACGTTTTCTTCCGTAATTGCGTCTGTTAATGCAGTGCCACCATAGTTTGTGAATTCCGTATAAAGCTTGGATGCCATATACTTATCAAGTTCAGGTATTTTCTGTTCATCGTTGAAAACTCTGGTAATATTGGCAATGCTAAGCGCCAGATTCGCTTCGTCGATATCTGATGGATCAACGAGAGTGCGGAATTCACGGTCATGTTCCAGTGTTTTATTTTCCCATGCATTGTCGGCCCGGCGCGTGAAGTTTCCGACCACTTCCCGGTCAACATCCGTGTAGCCGCCAACTACGATATGAGGGATTTGGACGGTTTTCGCATTAATCCATTTGATATTGTCATTGTTTGGCGTATTGTAAAGGTCATTAAACATAAGGGCATCAACGAATCTTTGTTGAAGTGCCTGTAAATACAGTTCGGCATAGTTTACTGATGCCATTCTCTATCACTCTCCTAAAATTTTATTTTTTAAATGCCGCAAGCCACTTTTCCAGCTCAGTTTGCTGTGGGCTGGGATTGTGTTGGCCTTGCGTAAACTGCGGTTTTGGGGGTTCTTGCTGCTGTTGCGCCGTGACTTCCTGACCGAATTGTGGGTATTTTTCCAAGACTCGCTTTATGGCGGCATCCATGTCCACACCATCAGAAATAAGCTGTTTGGCGAGCACGACAACATCCTCCACGGCATCCGCCTTCACCCCTGCTTTCATGGCGCTGATCTGGGCTTTCAAAGTGGCATTTT